GTCTTCTCTACCAATAGAGTTCACATAAGTTTTCGCTGCGTACACCATTGAACCTAAAGCAAAACCAAAGGCTGTCTTCTTAGCCAGACCAATCTTATCATGCCTGATACCTCGACCAAATTGCTTCTCACCAGATACAAGGGAGAACGACTTAAGTTGTGCAAAAGTCTTACCTAGTGCTTTGTTCATCCAGATACCTTCATCAACAATGAAGTTACGCTGAATGATTAGACCAGATTTACGACGAATAGCATTAGCTAAAGTCTCACCCATTGCGTACGGCATTGTATCAAAGCCGAGTAAGCCGGAACCTTTAGAGTTAGCATCGTAATGCTTCTGTAAATCAGTCATGAACTCTTGAGTAAGACCAAGTTCTTCCAATTTCTTCTGAGGGATAACCTTCTTACCTTCAAGGTGGTCAATGAAAGATAAGGCTATTTGCCTATTGGTCATTCGCTCCAGAGAACCTTGAGCCATGCGGAAGAGTGACAGGTTTGTCTGAGCACGACGGATTGAGTTCATGGATTGGTCGAAGTGAGCCATAGCGCCACGAATGGTTGTCACATCGCCAAACTCATCAGGACGTGCACCCTTGGTTGTCAGCCAGTTATCCTCACCAATATAACCTACCATTCGCTCTACTTCTGCCAAGTTCTTATCTCTGAAGAAGCCATCACCACTACGTAAAGCCTTAGATGTAAAGCGGAATTGCTTACCTAAAGCTACAGTAGTTGCAGCAATACCAAACTCACCCATAAAGTTAGCAAGTTCACCTAACTGTGCAAAGCCCATCTGGCCTAAGCGAAGGACACCTGTGATATCACGACCACGACGCATCATCTTAGTAGACAGTGCTTGTGGGTCTGCATCGATAGATTTACCCATAATTAAGCGAAGACCTTCTCGCATCTGACGAACCTCTTCATCAATAGCCAGACCTGCTGCTTCATCTTTCTCTTTCAATTTAAGCTTCTTCTTTAACTCTTCAATCTTCTCTTGCGCCTTCTTGTAATCAGGCTCTGCTTGACGAATCTTAGTAGATTCTGCTTCAAATTGTGCATGTGCTTTTGTGTCTTTAGCCGCATTTCGTGCATTTCGCTCTACAAGGTCTATTGCATTAAGTGCAGCCTGATATGTAGAGAATCCTTGGCGAGCTAAGGCAGCACCACCTGCCGCTTCCTTCATATAGTTATCTGTCAACTCTTCTACGTTGGTATTCATAAAGTCACGCATACGAATGCCATTGTATTCCTGAGTAACATCCAACCCTAGGCTCATCTTAGCTCGATTAGAGATATTATCTCTAGTCTCTTTGTTATCAAGAGCTTCTACCATCTTCTCGATCTCTTCATCACTAAAGCCTGCTTTACGCATGAGGGCTTCATATTCTGCTTTAGTCTGACCAGACATGGCCTTTTCAAAACTAAGTTGCCCTGTCAGAGTAGCATCAGCAACACGGTTTACTTGTGCACGTGCAATATCATCTGCTATCTCCTTTGGAATCTTACGATCGCCATTCTGATAAGCGCGCGAGAATAATTCAATAATATCCTCTTTGTCGTGCATAGTGAATTGACGGCGAGCTTTCATGCTATCAAAAATATCAGGCATGTACTTATCGTTAGCTTTAACCTTTTCAAAGCCAGCTTCACCAGAGCGTTGACGTAAAGCTAAGGCTTCACGATACATAGACTGCTGCCCTTCCGCTGCCATGCGGATAGACTTAGGTGTAGACTCATCCATACCAATACGCACTGCCTCCCACACCTTCTCATTGTATTGCTGCACATAATGAGAGTTGGTATGCCCCGCTACTGGATTGATATTATTCTCTTTAAGCCACAAATCAAATCCATCATTAAAACGGTTCATATCAGCAGACTTCAGACGATTCAAGTTAGTATTCTGCATAAGACTAGCAGATGCCTTCTGCATACCTAAGCCTTGAGGGGATTCAAACAAGCGGGCACCTAGGCCACGTATACTTGCATCCTGAGAGGAATGCACGACAGTACCAAGAGCAGACATAGTTCCGGCCCAGCGACGAGGTGTCATATCAATAGCATTGCCTTCTCGCTGCAAGGTTTTCAGCAGGTCTTCACCTTTACTGGATACATCAAATGCACCTTCAGTAAGCACCTCTGCACCCTTAACACGCATCGCACCGATACTGTCATCGGCAACGGCACGTACATAGCGATCTCCAGCGTCTGCACTGCGCACAACACTCGCAGCCCTGTCATCCCCTTGCGCACTGAGTTTGGTGGCCCTACCACGAGCTACAGCGCCAATAACGCCACCCATTGCCATACCAGAGCCTAGTGCTACCATAATGTCATCTAAATCACGAGTCATGTCGCCTTGGACCAATACGGATTCAATAGCGGCATTACTCACACCAGCGGCAATAGCTCCACGGACAGCACGGCTTACGAGGCCAACTTTAGCTGCACCGCCAGTTGGGATAGAGGCAACCCAGCCCACAGGGTCAAGCACAGCAGCACCAATCGTTGCCACAGAGCCAGCCCATCCGGCTTGAGCAATGCGCTTATTACGCTCAAGGTCTTCATCTGCATTCTGTATACGGAAGTTTAATTCATCCTCAGAGCGAACACCTTCAGTGATTGTCTGCATCATATCTGTGCCATATTTGAAGCGTAGCGCTTCACGTTGTTCTGGCTGGATTTCAAAGTCAGGCTGAGGTGTGAAATCAGCAGTAGCACGGTCATACCACCGCTTACCTCCGAATGCTAACCACTCATTCTGGAAGGCAGCACCTACAGCACCTAAGATATCAGCGTCCGCTTTAGCTTCAAGAACTTGCTCTTGTAGCTCATTA